GTGTGCATGTGTTGTGCCTGTTGAGTCTGCATATTGGAAATCGATTGTGTATACGCCTGTTACTGCGTATGGTGCACCAATTGTACCACCAATGCCACTAGCATATCCGATATCGTTTGTACTGCCTGATGTTAATTTAATAGGACGTCCCATTTGTTTTTCTCCTTATGGTTGGCGTTCTAGGCCTACGCGGTGGGTGCCGCATAAACTCCCCTTACGGAGCGAACACATATATTTATCGTAGCTTGACTTTTAACAGCTTAGATAGTATAATTACGGTTCATTTGTATAAGGAGTTTAATATGACTTGGTACAACGCAAAATACAAAGGTGTTAAGCCCGTTTTTAAGGGCGGTGCTACTAACTACAATACTATTAACGCTACTAAGAAATATGTAGAATATTTTTTAGACATACAAGACATGAATGAATTACTTAGAACTACTAAAAGTTTTGATATTAAAATGGATTTGTTATATTGTTTAGATAAGGCAGAAAGTAAACGTGCGTGGAATTTTAGGCATCCTAACTTTTGTCAAAAGGATGCTAACGTACTGCTACAAGCTGTAAGAAATGTTAAACGCAAAGATGGCTATGATATAACAGAACGTTTTGAGTATTATGCTTAGATAAAAAAATAGCACCCGAAGGTGCTATTTTTATTTTCATATCCTAAAGAATAAATCTTATTGGAATGATAGGTTGCTAATACCAATCGCTTCTAAGTAGTCAGCTGCATTACCTAGAGATGAAGCAGTATTTGTAAGCTCAGCATAACCATAACGTGTCATAAAGCCTACTACTGGTTCAAACGTATTTGGATCTAGAACAACACCAGAACTCATTAGAGGCACATATGGGCAATAGAACGCAGCTGCATCAGCTTCGCTAGAACCTTTGTAACCTACTAATACTGCTGTACCTGTTGCTGCAAATGAGTTAACATAGATCTTCATAGCATTGTTTAAAGTACCAACTAGTTTTGTGTTAGTTGGAGCTTCGAAAGTACCTTCTGTTGAACGAGCAAAAGCTGAAGTTGTAGCAGATTGTAGTACTGTTAATGCTTCTGGACTTACAACTGCCCAGTTAGCTGCACCGCGACGTGTACGTTGAGCGATCAAGTTTGCAGCGCGGTTAATTAAAACTGCTAGAGCTGCGTGCTCGTCACCTACGAATGTAGCTGTACCAGATACTGTAGCTTGGTTGTAGTTGTATGTGTTACCTGAAAGTGCCATTAGAGATGCTAAAATCTCTTGGTCAATTTCAACTGTAATTTCTTGAGCCAAAGCTGCCATAATTTCAGCTTCAACATCTAAACCGTGCATACTTTGTGCATCTTGAGCTGCCTCAAATGTCCAACGTGCGCTTAATTTACGTGTTTTAGCTTCAACAACTTGTTTCAAGATTTGTACGTTGATACGGTTACCAGGTACACCTTCAAGTGTTGATGTTGAAGCTGCTTTACCTGCTGTTGTACCAGAGTACGCTGTTGCAATCTTGAATGGACTTAATGCCTCATCACCACCGTTTGTGCTGTCGCCTGAAGTTGCAGTAACTTGATCAGCGTAACGAACACGTAGAGTGTGGATTTGAGCCACTGGGCCAGTCATTGGTTGTACACCAACGATTTCATTCGCAATAACTGTCGGCATTACACGACGAATTACTGGAAGAATAACGCGGTTTAATGTAGCTACGTTACCAACAGCAGTAGCGCCACTGGTTGCAGTTTCCATCAAGTGTTTCTTAGTATTTTCTAAGATAACAGCCATTGTAGTTCTTTTAGAACCTTGTAGACCTTCTAACAGGGCGTCTTTGGTCTCATTCCAACGGCCTTCTAATAGTTGGGTTGTCATTTCTTATTTTCCTTAAAAAAAGTTTACTACTATTTTAGCCCTGCTAAACGTTTGATATCAATGACATTGTCACCGTTTTCAATTACGTCAATTTTAGCAGATTTATCACCTGTCACTTCTTTACGACTTTCAGCAATCATCACTTTCTCAGCTTTGACTGTTGGTGCGTTGTTTAGAACTGCTGGTAGATACTTATCGTATGCAGTTTGTAGTCTTTCTGTCTGCACACTCTCAAGAAGACTGATCATTACTTCAGCTTTCTCTTTGTTTAATGGTTTTAATAACTCTGTCATTTTCTCTTTACGAGCAATGCTTTCGTTAATAACTCGAACTTCACGGTTCTTAGTTTCAACTAATGCTTCTTTTTCAGCAATAACTTGTTTGCTTTCAGCTAATTGACGTTCTTTCTTAGCTAATTGAGCTTGAAGTTTAGCAAATTCTTTGTTCTCATTTAAGTGAGTAACAGCAAATTCTGCTGCGTATGCTTCAAATAAGCGACGACCGAACATGTTCTCACGAGCAGTTTGGATGTCTTCTTTTAGTTGAGCTAATTCTGACCCTAGGTTTTGTGCTACTGCTTCTTTAACAAGTTTAGAGCTACGTTTTACAAATGCTTGTTGTAATTCAGCTAATTTTGATTTAGCTTCAGCAACAAGTTTAACTTTTGTTTCAACTACAGCTTGTTTGTCTTGTTCAAACTCTTTGATCTCTTCAGCTAATGCACGGATAACAAATTTTTCTAACTTAGCAATGCTTTCGTTTTGAACTTTTTTATCTGTACGTAACTCTTTGATCTCTTCAGCTAATTTACCAACCATAAAGTCGTTAAATTTACCTGTGCTTTCAACCATTTGACGTTTAAATTTCACGCGGTCTTCTGCAAGAGCTTGTTTCTCATCGGCGAACTCTTTAAGTTCAGCGGTAAGACTTTCAGTAACCATTTTGTCTAGAGCTTCAACCATTACAGCTTTGTCATGTGAATAGCGGTTTGCGAATTCTTCACGCAATTCAGCGCGAATCGTTTCACGTGCTTCATTAATTTGACTTTCCCAAGCTTCTGTAATAGCAGTTTGGGTAGACTCATTAATAATGCCGCTTTCCAACAATGGTTTGATAGCGTCTAACATTCTGATCTCCTATTTAATTTTAAGATCTTTGATTAAGCGTGTTACATGCTCTTTCAAATACTTTTGTACTTTTTGATCTGCACTGGCTTCACGTGCCATTTCGAATACCTTACTGCCACCACGCATATTCATCAGTCCTTCGTAAATCGCTGTTGGATACGCATTAGGTGCGCTTGGTTGTGCAACTACATCTACTGTGACTATTTCAAAGTCACTTACTTTGCCATCAGCCTCGTTAACGTTACCGCTACCGCGACTAGATACGCCTAGTTTCACACCTGACTCTAACATAGTCTGAACTAACTGACCCATTGGAGTAGGTAAAATCTTTAATTTGCCAAAGCCATTAGGTCCATCCATCCACATATCTGTAATCATGTGGCTTACACGGTCTAGGTTAATTTTCAAATCATCAGGGTGATCTACTTCGCCTAAAACGCTGTAGCCACCCTTGATTTGTTCATTTAACGTAGAAACGGCTTTTTCAATTTCATTTACAGGGTACACACGCTCATTGTGATTACGTACACCACCTTGAATGAATATACCTTTCATATAACAGTTCTTGCCTTTGCCGTCATGTGAATCCTCAGTAAGGATCTCCAATCTTGCCGCATCGTATGTTAAGTTTTCTTTAAGGTATAAAGCCATTTTTGTTTCCTAATTAAGCACGTGGTTTAAGTGTGCTTTGTTTGTTTACTGGACGACTACCGTCATTACCAGCTAATTTACCTTCACCAGCGCCTTTCTTCTCAGCACCGTGGCCGCCGTCACCTTTACCGTCCCAAACTTTCTTGCTACCTGGTACGTTTTTGAATTGACCTGCGTGTGGTAAATCACCTTTCTTTTTAGCATTTGGATGTGGTGTTGTGCCATCTGGAGCAGTTTCTGCTTTACCAGTAGCAATGTTTTTGCCGCTAGCTGAACCGGCACCTAGTGGATTTTTACCTGCTACAATACCTTTATCATTAACTGTTGGTTTTTGGCTACGTGCACCTGTACCAGCTAAAGCACCTTCTGAATTACCAGGAGCTGCTACTTTTTCTACATATTCACGAACGATAGATTCATCCAAATCTTCGTCGTCTTCTTCGTCTTCGTCATCTTCTTCTTTTGACTCGTACATGCCTTCCATTTCATCTTCAGCACCAAATTCTTCTTCGTGGCCAAATTCTGGATCATCAATACCGTCATGATGTTCTGGCTCGTGAGCTTCATCAGCCATTAGTGCATCAAATTCAGCTTTAAGTTCGTCAAGTGCATCTTCAAGATCTAAAACGCGATCTTCGATTTCTGCTTCTTCGTGTTCTTCGCCGCCAAATTCTTCTTCACCGCCGAATTCACCTTCTGTGTCTTCATCGCTACCAAAGTCTTCATCTTCTTCTTCAGAAATGCCTTCTTCGTCTGATGTAACTTCGTCAACTAAGTTTTCAACTTCGTTGCCGCCGATTGTTTCATCTAAATCTTCTTCTTCTACTAAGCTCTCATAGATGTCGCGAGATTTCTCAACAACGATCTGATGGAATAATTCACGAGCTTTGTCATTTTCATCATTAATGATGAACTCAACTAACTGTTCGTATTTGTTCATTATGAACTCCTTGTGATAATATAAGTTTCGAAACTTACATCTGTATGATGTATTATGTTTATATATTTACAAAATTTATTAAAAAGTGGGGTTTTATGCTATGTTTTTGAGTCAAAACGAGAGATAACTACATTCCACCTTGTTCTTGCGGTGGTGCTTTGTATTGAATTTGCACAGCGTCAATCTTCTTTTCATGTTCTAATTTACGAATGTCATTCATGATTCTTAGACGATTTAGCTGTTTTAAAGTTAATTTAGTCTTGCGGAGGTCTTTGAGTTTGATAACAGAATTGTCATCTTTCTCATCATAATATCCCGCAGGAGTAGGTTCAAGAATTTCAAATAGGTTCATAACGTTATTTACCAAAAATATTATAAACCTAATCCGCCACCTTGTGAGCCAGCACCTGTGGGTGCGCTTTGAGGAGCACCTGCTTCTTGTGCGCCTCCTTGTGGCGTACCTTGTGCGCCTGCTTCCGGTGCTTCTTGTGGACTTAGAGTGTCCATATCTTGTTGCAGACCGGCATTTGTAACACCTACAGCACGTAGACCAGCTTGTGGTATTTCTGTATCTTCAACAGCACCGTTTTCTTGTGCCCATAATTCATCATTACGTTGCATTTCTTCTTCACTTAGGTCCAAGTAACGTTCTAATAAGAAACGTTTGCTCAAGTAAGGAATAGGCTCTAGCTGTGTAAATGTGCTAATACGAACTTGATCGACTTCTGCTTGACGATACTTAGCAAAGTTTTGTGGTTCGTTAAAACGCAATTCAAATAGTGCATTATCAATATTAATACCTCTCCAACGCATAAACATCTTAAATTCGTTGTCAAGTTTTTCTGCAATCATCTTTTGAAGGCGCATACAATATTGATTAAAGCGCCACTCTTGGATCAATGCTGTGGTTGTTTTACCGTCACTGAATGTACGTTCACCTTCATCTGTACCTGTAGGTAAGTATGAGCTAGGTATACGTAGACCACGGAACATTTTGTTAGTAAAATAACGCAGGTCAGTAATTTCACCTAGGTTTTGACCACCTGGGAATACATCTACGCTACTACCACGGCCGTCTGCTGTAACAGGGAAGAAATAATCCTCGTTCGTTGACAGTGGATTGTATGTAGCATCCATCATGTTAACACCGCCACCAGTTTGTGTAGGGATACGACGTTGGTGAATTTCATTTTTAACACGATCAACATAGGCCATGGCCATGTGGGTTGGCATGTTACCTACGTCAATTTTGAATACACGACGTTCTGGTGCACGTTGTATGCGGTAAATGATAATACTATCTTCTAATAGTTCTTTTTGTTTAAAAATCTTAAAGATACTTTCTAATACACTAGTACCGAATGGCCAATTTAGGTCTAGACCTTCTGTTAGACTTAGATGTACTACGTGTTCTGCATCAATAACAGCTTCGTTTTTAGCATGACTAAAACGGCTACCCCCACTGTACGGAGTTTGCGGTTGTACATAACTACCACTAGGTCCACCTACTTGTGGGTGATTAATAAATGTATCACTCGAGCTTAAGGCTGTGGCTGTTAAGTTTTGGAAGTTAATATTTAGATCTTTGATAACATATTGTTCCGGCTTCTTGCCTTCTGCTTCGTTAACAATAACCTTAGTTACTTTAAACATTTCTGTCCAGTATAACTTAAAGTCTTCTGGATCACGTAGGAATACTTGATCACCGTACTTAATACAGTTACGGAATAGTTTAAACAGGCGTTTGTTTAGGTCGTTTAATGTTACCCACTGTTGTAGTTGATCTTTTAGAATCTTAACTTCGTTGTCTGTTGGATCTTCTTTGAAGAATAGGTCAAATCCTGTGCCGTTTTCAATGTTAGTTTGTGTACTAAACTCAGCAATAATGTCTAGGGCAGCATTAATTTCACTGTCCATGTCCATTTGCTCGTATTGGTTGTATCGTTCTGTACGATTTGGATGCCCAATGTACACTTCTGGTAGTTGACTCGCAAAGTTGCGATAGCCTGCGTCTGGTAAATTATTATTACCACCGCCCAGTGGGCTCATCATACCGCTAGTGTTAGCAGTCTTAAAATACTTTTTCCACGCCATATTTGTTTAACCTAGGTTGTATTTATTATTTAACTAAAATTACAGTTTGCTATAAATTTTAATTAGTGTTTGCTGCTACTCTAGCTGTATGATCTACGTTTTGTTTCATTAGTCTAGCAATTTCTGCTAAATGAGCTGTAGCTTCTGCAGAACTAACATCACCGCGTTCCTCGTCGTCCCATTGTTTATATACTTTCTTAATAGGATCTGCTTCTGGACGTTTCATAAACTCTTCTTGCAGTTGATTTACGTCAAAACCTTCAAAGCCTTTCATACGATCTTTAATCACACCCCAACGATCTTCATTCATGCTAACCTTTGGTTGATAATCGTTTTCTCCGAATCGCTGACCTTTCATTTCACGCATAGCATCAATAGCTGTTACCAGACTTTCAACTGTGGCATTACTCAATACGCTACTAGGTCCGTTAGTAGTAACCGGACTAGTTGCTGTTTGATTAAATCCTTGAAGTTGTTTAGCTATTTCAGCTTGCAATACCGGCGAGTTGACTACAGTTTTGTCCATACCGTCATCGCCGGTTAGGTTTCCAGATTGTAACTTCATGGCATTTATTACATCAAGTAATTTACCAGTTGATACTGTACTTAATACACTACTCGGGCCACTAATAAGTTCAGGGCCGTTTTCACCAGCAATACCTAGTTTACCTACACCAATTGCACCACCTTTATCATG